CGCAGAAGCTCAAGCAGCAGCATCAACTCAACAGTGAACAGCTACAAAGCTTGCGGGGTCGATTGAACGCTGCCGGCATCAGCACCAAGAATCTCGGCAACCATGAGCGCCAACTGCGAGAGCAGGTCCGTTCAACCAATAACAGCATCAGCGAACAAACCAAACGTCTGGCGGCGCTGGGCGCTCAACAGCGGCGATTGGCAGCAGCTCGAACGGCCTTTGATCAGTCCAAAAACCTCGCCCGTGACGTGGCAGGCAAAGGTGCAACCGCCACCGCTGGTGGTAGTGCGACTTTGTATGCGGGCGCCAAGCTGCTAGCGCCAGGCATCGACTTCGACGCCAGCATGAGCAAAGTGCAGGCCATCTCCCGCCTCGACAAAAACTCAGAAGCGTTCGGGGCATTGCGGCACCAAGCGCGCGAACTGGGCGGCAAAACACAATTCACCGCCGGCCAGGCAGCCGACGCTCAAGGCTTTCTGGGCATGGCCGGCTTCGACCCTACAGCGATCAAAGCCGCAATGCCGGGAATGCTCGACCTCGCGGCCGCTGGCGGCGCCGATTTGGCGCAGACCGCCGACATCGCCTCAAACATCCTCTCCGGGCTCGGCATGAGCGCCGGTCAAATGGGCAAACTGGGCGATGTGTTGGTGGGCACTTTCACGCGCTCCAACACCAACCTGCAGATGCTCGGCGACACCATGAAGTACGCCGCCCCCATGGCAAAAACCTACGGCGTTGAGCTGGAAGTGGCCGCTGCCATGGCCGGCAAACTGGGCGACGCGGGCTTGCAAGGCAGCATGGGCGGCACCGCGCTCAGCTCGATCATGAACCGCTTGGCCGCCCCACCCAAGGCCGCGGAAAAAGCCTTGGAACAACTGAACATCACCACCGCCGACGCCCACGGCAATTTGCGCAACCTGCCGGACATTCTCAAAGAGATCTACGACAAAACCCAAGACCTGGGCACCGCGTCAAAAGGTGGACTGTTCAAAGCCATCGCCGGCGAAGAAGCCGTCAAAGGCATGGCCCAGCTGGTGGAGCAAGCAGGCACAGGCGAGCTGCAAAAGCTCATCGTGAGCCTGCGGCAAAGTCAGGGCGAAGCGTCGCGAACGGCGAGCGTCATGGCCGACAACCTCAAGGGTGATTTGAAGACCTTAAGCAGTGCCTGGGAAGATCTCGGCATCGAGCTTCAAACCCAGCAGGACGGGCCGTTGCGCGGGCTGATTCAGTCCGTCACAGAGGTCATCCGCGGCATCAAAAACTGGGCCAACGAAAACCCGAACCTCGCCGCTGGACTGGTGAAAACCATCGCTATCATCGCAGCACTGGCCATCGCGCTCGGCGGGTTGTTGATGGTCGCGGCCAGCGTGCTGTTGCCGTTTGCCGCGTTGCGTTTGATGTTTGCCGTGCTGGGCATCCGGCTGCCCGGGTTGATCAGCCTGCTGTGGAAGCTCGGCCGATTCGTGTTGCCCTTCGTGGGCAAAGCACTGCTCGTTTTTGGGCGTGCGCTGATGCTCAACCCTATCGGCCTGGCAATCACCGCCATCGCCGGAGCGGCCTACCTGATCTACAAGAACTGGGACGCGGTGAAGGCCTACTTCACCGATGCCTGGAAAGAAATCAAAGCCGGGTTTAACGGAGGAACCGACGCCATCCTCAAAACCTTGGCCAACTTCAGCCCCATCGGATTGCTCTACCGCGCCTTCTCGGCGGTGATGAAGTACCTGGGTATCGAACTGCCCAGCCGCTTTACCGAGTTCGGCGGGATGATCATCGACGGCTTGGTGAGCGGGTTGAAGGCAGGCTTCGGCAAAGTCAAAGACGTGATGGGCGAGATCAGTGATTCAACCATTGGCTGGTTCAAGGAAAAGCTTGGCATTCAGAGCCCGTCGCGGGTGTTTGCCGAACTGGGCGGTTTCACCATGGCCGGCCTCACTCAAGGATTGCAGCGTGGCCAGAATGGCCCCATCAATGCGATGGACGAGACGAGTCAGCGAATTATTGCCACCGCGCGAGCAATCACATCCACGCCAAGCTCCGATCCTTCAATGCCCACAGAGCCCGATCAACGCACTCCGCTCTCGGTCAGGTCCAATACGGAACCTCACCCACATGGATTGCTGCGCCACGGTTTCACCGCACCAAACCCTACTCAAGGCTTGCAACATCGTCAGAAGCTACCCATCGGTGCGATAGCCGAAATGAGCCAGCGACTCATGGCTACTGCGAGAGCCATCGGACTCGCGCAAGGCCCTGAACGTCGCCGCCTGTATGGAAAGTTGATAATCGCCCCGCACTTAAACCCGCTGCGCCGCCAGCCTTCGACAGCCACGACAGTTACGAGATCAACATCCACACCACACCGGGTATGGATGCGCTGGCGGTCGGTCGCGCAGTGCGTGCTGAGTTGACCCGCGTTCAGTACGAGAAAGATGCCCGTCAACGCAGCCGACTGGCCGACCTGGAGTAATCCCCATGATGCTTGCCCTGGGCATGTTCGTCTTCAGCCTTTCCACCGCGGCTTATCAGACACTGCAACGCCAGACCGAATGGCGCCATGTCACCAACTCGCGCGTCGGCGCAGCCCCGGCCCGGCAATTTGTCGGGCGTGGCGACGACGCCATCACCCTCCCCGGCGTCATCCTCCCGGAGCTGGCCGGCAGCGCGCTCAGCCTCGATGCCCTTCGCCTCATGGCCAATACTGGCAAGGCCTGGCCTATCGTGGAAGGCAGCGGCCGTATCTACGGCTTGTGGGTGATCGAGAGCTTGAACGAAACCAAGACGGTGTTTTTCCGCGATGGCACACCGCGCCGGATCGAATTCAGCCTCAGCCTCAAGCGAATCGACGACGACCGCATTGACTTGATTGGTGCCGGGACAAGCGTGGGCGTCAGCATCATGAGGGCTTTGCTGTGATCGATGCAGCGCTCTCGCGAGTGACCGGCTTTCTGAATGACGCCACCGAGCGCTATCAGCGCGCCGCCGCGTATCCCGTCCCCGCCATCCGCATCACCGTCGATGACACAGACATCGCCCCGGCGATCATCCCTCGGCTGATCAGCCTCGATCTGATGGACAACCGCGGGCTCGAGGCCGACCAATTGACTCTCACCCTCAGCGACCACGACGGCTTGCTGGCGATTCCGCCCAAAGGCGCAATCATTCGGCTCTGGCTCGGCTGGAGCGATACTGGCCTGGTGGACAAAGGCACCTACACCGTCGATGAAACCGAACACAGCGGCACCCCGGACGTGCTGAGCATCCGCGCTCGATCAGCTGACTTTCGTAAAAGCCTGAAGACCAAACGTGAACGCAGCTGGAGCGACACCACGCTCGGCGACGTGCTTGGCGACATCGCCCTGGGCAACGGTCTGACCGCAACCATTGCCGACGTCCTCCACGTCTTGCCCATCCTGCAGCTCGATCAGGCCAACGAATCCGACGCCAACCTGATCAGCCGTATCGGTGAGGAGTTCGACGCCGTGGTCACCATCAAGGCCGGGGGCTTGCTGTGCCTGCCGGCGGGCGGCGGCAAGACCGCCAAAGGCACCGAGCTGCCGCACATCACCCTCACCCGCGCCGACGGCGACCAGCACCGTTACCTGCAAGCTGACCGCGACCGCTACGACGGCGTGCGCGCCTACTTCTACGACGTGAACAGCGCCAAGAAGCAGGAAGCCATTGCGGGCAGCGGCGAACACCTCAAGGACCTGCGCCACACCTACAGCGACCGCCAGTCCGCCCTGCGCGCGGCCCGGGCCGAGTTCAATCGACTGCAACGTGGTAGCGCCACGCTCAGCTACACGCTGGCACTGGGGCGGGCGGATCTGATCCCGGAACTGACATACACGCTCCAGGGTGTGAAGGACGAAATCGATGAAATCATCTGGTACGGCGGGAACGTGCAGCACACCCTCAGTGCGGACAACGGGTACACCGTCAGCCTTGAGCTGGAGAGCAAGCTGCCGGATGACACTGTCGAGGACCTGGTCGAAGAAAACAAAGGGGACTTTACCGGGGCAGTTGCCCGCTACCGCGATCGGCGAACCGGGAAAGAGAAGACGGTGATGGCTGGGGGTCAGAGCAAGCCGAAACGGATGCGGTGGTTGTACGCCACTGAGAAAGCGGCGAAACGCGCAGTTGATCGGGAGTGGAGGCGGATGCAGGCAGATAAAACATGAACCCTAACGGGTTACAGAACCCGTTAGTTACTGAGACCCATCAAGGACGATTCCATGCAGGACATCCGTTGCGGCCACTGCCACCGCAAACTCGCCGCCGCCAGCGGCTTCATTGAATTACAGATCAAGTGCCCGCGTTGCCGGACACTCAACCATTTGAAGGCCCAGAGCCTCCCCCAAGCGTGCCGCGAGCAGCCAGAACAACGAGTTCATGAATGCAGCAACCCACCCTTGGCAGCCTGTTCGCAGGCATAGGAGGCTTTGATGTCGGATTTGAAAACGCCGGTTACCGCAGCGCCTGGCAAGTTGAACTCAACCCGGTCAACCGGGCTGTGCTTGCCGATCGATTTCCCCATGCACGCCAATTTGAAGACGTGCGCCAATGCGGCGCCCACAACCTGTCCCCCGTCGATGTGCTCACCGCCGGCTTCCCCTGCCAGGACATCAGCGTTGCCGGTGCCCGGGAAAGCAACCGAGACAGCCGCGGACTACGTGGCGAACGCAGTGGGCTGTTTTGGGAAGTCATACGAATCCTCAAGGAAACACAACCTCGCTGGGTGGTCCTTGAGAACGTCGTTAACCTGCTCGCTGTCAACGATAGCCAAGACTTTGAAACAGTCATCCGGGCCCTTGCGGACTGCGGGTATGTGGGATTTTGGCGAGTGCTTAAT